TGGTAACAGGGATCACGTAGTCTGCGGTGTGATAATCGGTTGATGTATTGCCGACGTTAGATCCACTATCCTGACTATACGTGTTAAGCTCAACCCAGAGGTATGGTTTCTGGCGCAGTACCATAAGGTTAGTCGATGCCATGTAGCGCCCTGTTGCAAATGAGACGGGCGCTGATTTAAGCGAGTACGTCCAGCGTCCGAGCCGCGCCGACTGAAGAGCGCCGTTGGCATATTGCACGGGCGATGCGCCTTCTACGCTTGCATCCACAGCCGTTATCTCAAGCGAGTATGTGTCATACCCCGCCAGCGCCGTTACGTTCGTGAGCGCAGTTTCGTTGTACGCACTTGTGCCGTACTCTTCATCTGCCCAATGTATTTTTGCTGTCCATGACATAGTTAGTATCTCGCTGATTTAACCTCAAGGTTGCGACTCTGTGATTTGAACACCAAAGCGGGATCGTGATCTACGCTCATCTTCACAGTTTGATAACTCTCGCGCGTTTTGTTGCCTTTGCGGATTTCGTTTTTGACTGCTACCATTTGATTCTCAAGCGATGCAAGGCTCATAGCCGTAGCGCGAGGCGCGACTTGCGTCATCGCTGAATAGTGACGGCGTTCAACCGCTAGTATGCCTTCGTTGTTTATGACGTAGTCTGATAAGTCGCCGCCGCGATGCAGGTGCTCAAGGAGCGGGCGATACTTCGCCGTTGTTTCGGCAGTGCTCACGAACTCTTGCCCGTGCACTACGCCTGCAACGTCACCGGTTCCGCGATCGCCTGTATAGCCCCCTTCGCGGAAACCGACCAAGGAATGGAACAGTACATTAAGACCCGCCACAGCGACAAGCGCCGCAGGTACGGCGAACGGTCCGAGAAACGATACATAGGACGCGATGATAGGCGCGACGAAACCTTGTAAGAGTTTGCCGACCGTTTCGACGATGATACCTTTCATAGCATCACCCGCGCTTTTGCCTTGCACGACCATTGATGCAAATGAAAGTGTTGCAGCCTCTGCCATAGCGCCCCATGCTATTTCGCCGTGTTCGGCTTGAGCATCAAAGATTGCGTTCTGCTCTGCCGCTTGTTTATCGAGTTCCTTAGCTATGAGTTTATTGGACGCTTTGATGGATGCGCGGATTGCCACCTGCGTTGCCGTTTCTTGCGACTCCGCGAGCTTGGCAATTTGCTTTTCAATATCGGCGCGCTTCTCTGCATACTCTTCGTAGCTAAGTAGCTTTGATTTGTTGCTTTCCTCTACGTCGTTTAATTGCTTCTGTAAATCAGCGCGTTTCTTCTCGGTCTCTGCTGCTTCTTTATTGTGCAGTTCTTTCTCAGCATTCCATACTTCATCAAACGCCTTTTGAAACTCAGCGATGTATGCGGCTGTACCTGTACTTGAATCAGCTTTCTTTCCGGTACGAATTGCGTCAATCTTCTTCTGAAAATCAGCGATAATCTTAGCGCGCTGCGACTCTGTTAAGAACACATTGCTTAGTTCTTTATTACGATCTTCAATGAGCTTGTTAATCGCTTTCTCACGCTCGCGCTCTTCGTCGCTCATCGTAGCAAGGCGCGCCTCGGTGATTGCTTTGGTTGCTTCGTTCTGTGTTTTAACGAAGTCTTTGTCGGCTTTCTCTAACGCCTTTGTAAGTACAGAGAGTGCTTTGTCTGCATCGTCTTCGCTGATCTGACCAGCGCCGACTTTGATTTTCACTTCGTCGATGCTTGCCTCAAGCGCCGCGCGTTTGGTTAAGAAATCCTCAACAAATTTCTTTTGATTAAACGACGCATCAACTTCAATCGTAGCAGCGCCGCTTAGTGCGTCGGCTATGTCTTGGATATCAGAGAGAAACGCTTTGGATGCTTTAGTGCGTTCTTCTGTTGCGAGTTTGATTTTGAGCGGATTTACCTTTTTCTCAACGTCGTTAATCAGTTTATTAACGTCCGCTTCTGACTCGCCTTTATCAGAACGAAGCGGCACTTTGATTTTACCGTTTTCGTTCTTGAATATCGCTTCAGTGTCTTTGGCTAACTTCTCTTGAAGCTCAACTTCTTTTTGAAGCAGCGCGATTTTCTCGCGACGTGTTAACTCGCTACGACCTTCTTTGAGTAATACCTCTTCTTGGTCTTGCTTGAATTTATCTAATGCCGTGTCGGATGCTTTCTTGAGGTCATCAGCTTTGTCTTTAGCAAGTTGAAACGCGGTTTTACCTTTGTCTTTTTTGTCACCGCTACCGCCCGCAGTGTCATTAGGATCACCTGTGCCGCGTGCTTTGATCTGATCTAACTGTTTGGCAATAGACGCGACCTGATCGTCCGCTATGCCGTTTGACTGCTTTAGTGCCTGAATCTGTGCGTCGAGCTTTTCACGAAGCGCTTGCTTCTCTGTCTCAACCTGTTCTTTAGTTAGCTTCCCTGCACGTTTATTGAAGTCCTCGACTTGATGCGTTAACTTTAGAAAGTTATCACGCTGCTTTGCAACTATATCATCGTTGCTTTCGCCTTTCTTCGTTGCTTCATTAAAGCTCTTATTGTACGCATCACCCGCGCCTGCGCCAAACTTCTTAAAGATGTCGATGACTTTCGAGAAATCAAGTTTAGTAATTGCCTCGACTACTTCACCAACGGTGTCTTTGAAGAACTTAAACACGCCCGTTACGCCTGCAATCGTTCCTTTGACGTTCGTAAGCACGCCGATAAGTGTCTCGAATATGCCTTTACTTTTCTCTGTTTTCTCGGATGTTGCCTTTGTCTCAGATCCAAGCAGGCCCATTGCACTAAGCAGACCTTTACCAACATCCCAAACAGTAGTGAGCACGCCGACGAATGCTTGGAACAGCGATACAGCAAGCTCAACCGCAGCGTTAAGCCCTGCTGAGATGACTTCCCACACGGCTTTAATAACCGACAGTATGCCCTGCATAATGTCTTCGCCACTTCCAACAGAACTAAACAGTGAGCTGAATCGTTGCGCCAGTGGTGAGATGATTTCACCAAGTCTTGAGAATAGGTTATTGATGACATCAAACACCGTGAAGATTCTATCCTTCAGCATTTCAAACTGCACAAGCAGCACGCCGCCGATGAGCTTTACGATAGGCTCGACAACGGGCGCGATATTATTGTACAGTTGACCGAAGCGATCACCAATGCCCTTTACAAAATCAAACACAGCGCCCGTAGCGCGTGAAAGACCGGGACTGATTTTCTGATACACTGAAATCGCAACATCTTCAATAGCTGCTTTGCCGCGCTTTAGCTGTTCATCGAGCGTTGCCATACGGGTAGCCGCTTGACTAGCTGCCGCGCCGGTTTGCTTTGCGATGTCTGCGCTGAATTGATCCAGTTTGTCAATGTTACCGATAAGCGCCTGCGCGCCTACGATGTTCTCAAGACCGAAAAGATCAGAGAGTGCTTTGTTCCGTGCTGCGTCGCTTCCGAGTCCTTGCAAACCACTATTTATTTCCTTGAGTGCAGCCGACAGACCTTGAGATGTTAGTGTAGCGCCTAACTTCTCATAGCTCGTGCCCAAATCGCCGAGCACCTTCGCTTGTTCTTTACCACCGTCTTGGAGTTTGAGCAACACGTTACGCAGCGATGTGCCTGCTTCAGCGCCAAACTTTCCTTTGGTTGCTAAGACCTGAATAGCGGAGTTAGTTTCGAGCAGCGATACGTTGGATGCAGCAGCAGCAGAACCCGCCACCGTGAGGGCTTGTGATACCTGCGGAATTTCAGACGCACCCACCTGAGCAGACGCCGCTAAGATGTCGATAGCCTCACTTGACTTCGCAGCAACTAAGGCGCTGTCGTTAACGTCAACACCAAACTGAAGGATTGACGTTGTGAGCGATTCCATCGCCGTTGTTGCGTCGATGCCCCCTGCTTTAGCGAGCAAATTCACATTCTCTGCAAAGGTCTTGAGGTCTTTGGGTGAGTCCGCGAGTTGAGGTCCGATACGACTAAGAATACCGGTAAAGGATTCCATCTGTTCTGCCGCCGAACCGCCGAACTCTTTAGCAAGATCACGGGCGTTCTGTGACAGCACTTCAAGGTCTTTGCCTGACTTGCCTGTTACCGCAGAGAGAGACTGAACCGATGTTTCAAACTCTTTGCCAACGCTCACAACCTCAGCAAAGCCCGCCGCTAACGCCCCCACAGCAGCCGTAGCCAGCCCCGCAGGACTGGCAAGCTCGCCTAACTTACCCGCTAAACTTCCGAACATACCACCGCCCTCTGTGGCGGTTTTCTGCCCTTCTTTGAACTTGCCGATTAAGTTATCGAACGACCCGCCTTTGCCGACATTCTCAAATTCTTTATCGACTTTCTCGGCTGCTTTGGAAAGTTTCTCGGCCTCAAGTGTTGCGGCTTTAATGTTCTCGCGCAGCTTCGTTGCTTCTGCCGATGCGCCTTGACCTGATGCCACTAACTGCGCTAAGGCAGACTTCATCGTAGTAATAGACTGACCCGCAGCATCATTAGCGTTCTTAAATGCATTCGCTAATTGCTGTGACTGAAGTTTCGCGCGGTCTAATTCCGCAACAAACTTAGTGGTGTCTAATTCTAGCTTAAATGATAGTCCGTCTGCCATGCTTTATTCCTTATAGGTACTTTTCGTGCTTTGACCGCGTCGCGGGCGTCCATGATTTTGCGCGTGCCAGTGATGCGAGTTTGTAGTATTCGTCATAGGGCATATCGCAAAGTCTGTCGTAGCTGATGCCTGTTGATTCCACTAACGACAGTGCGTAGAACTCTGGCCATACATCTTCCGGGATAAACATTGTCCCGTTATCGCGCTGCGGTATTGGATCGCCGTAGTCGTCGATGTAATGGAAGTCTTCGCCGTTCACTTGCCACCCGTTACTAGGGCACATACTGAAAACCGCGACTTCGATCCTACTTAGATTGCTCCCAAAATTTTTGGCAGTAATCGATCACACCGTCACTCTCTACGTTCTGCCAGAAGTCAGAAGTAATCTCAGACTCAAGCAGAGCGATTTCTTTTTTGTTTAATCCTTCAGGCGAATAACTCTTACGCAGTACATCGATGCAGACAGTAAGTGTTTCTTCATCGGCGCGCAAAGAGAGCGGAGGAAAGAACAGTGCTAGTGCTACATCGGGATTCATTGCGGCAAGAGCGCGCAGTTGCGATACAATGAACTCGCGGGCTTCGCCTTCGCCGCCTAAGCGCTCTGCTTCACGTTTAATAGTGTCGCTGTTGAGATCACCGCTTGCGGTCATGAATTCGGCGAGTTGTGGAAAGCGTTGCAGAAGTTCAAACGTGCGTTTGTACTCTGCTTGTGCGTCGGGCTTTGATGCTGCTTTAAGGCGCTCTGCTAGTTCTTTGTTGCGCTTAATGGTGACGAGCGTCACCTTCCCCGCGCTAACGTCTATGGTGGTATTGCCTGATTTGATGATTGCCATAATTCCTCACAATAGTTTGTTAGTGCCGTTTTCTTTCCACCTCTAAAGCACGGGCACTGCTACCCGTGCTTTTGTGAGGTGCGCCGCAGACTGGCGATCTGGCGGGCTGTTCAAAGCCGTTGTACTTATTATCCGAAGTACACGCGACCGTATTTCTGAGAAGTGCCGATAGTTGACTGTGTAGCGGTTGTCATAACGCCGCTAAAGAGCGTTGTTACAAGTGTGAGCGTACCGCCGATAGGTACTGACTTGAATGTCAGCTTCGGACGGTTGTACTTTCCACCTTCTTGCTTGAATGATCCGGAGGAAAGATCCAAGAGACATGGAACAGCAACGCACTTTGTTGCCGGTGATGCCGAGCCGTCGATAACGGCAGCGCCTTTGACGATAACCATAAGTGTCTTGGAGCTATTGGCTACCTGAAGCGTACCATCCTCGAAGGTGAGTGATTCCACGTTGGAGATAGAGTAGTCTTTGTATGTCTCCAAGAACGTGTTGAGTGTCGCATCGTCCTTAACGCCGTCAATGGTAACGGTGTATTGTCCCGTTGATGCGTCCATTGCGATATCCGTGCTGATTTGTTCGTTGTAGGTAAGAACAGCAGAAGAGCCGATGGTCGGGCTTGTGCCGTTGGTGAAGGTGTACACTGTTGCGTACTTGCCCCCGGTTAATACTTGACTCATATTAGATTCCTTTTATTTCGTGATATGTGGTTACTGTTTTTGCAAGTCTTTCTTCGTAGTACTCTGGTAAGTAATCCGATGTCGCTACTTGCAGTTTTAAGAGGTCGAGATTGCGTTTGACTTTTTGAATCATGGCCGCGCGGTGAGTCATGTAACCCAAATGCAGAACCATGATGTGGGAGCGCAAGACGTGCATTTTGCAAGCCTCGATTTGCGGACGTATTTGCTCATGCACTAAGCCGCGAAAGCGCGCGCCTAGTGATTTGCGAAAAGCCCGCAAGTGAGGCGCTGCGTAGTACTCGCCTTCTGCTCCGCTTTCAACGGGGCTATGAAACCCCGCACATCCAAACTCAACACCGCCGATGCCTGCTTCGAGCTTGGGGATTTGGAGAACGTCTTTATGGTGTTCTGTTACGAGCACATCATCAGAGTCCATCCATACACACCAGTCGTAGCTCGCTAAGTCGATACTGTAATTGCGTGCTTTGGCAACAGAGAATTGTTTGTACTTCCATCGTGCCAATCTGATAATCCGATCATTGTCACTGTATTCGCCGTCGATGGTGTACTCTTCGGTGTCTGATTTCTCAGTTACCACGATGCACACTTCGACGTACTTTGGAAGTGATGCCATCATGCGATCAAGCATTACTGCATCTGCTTCGGTTGTGATGACAATAAACGATAGCTGATGTGCCTTCTGCCGCAGAGCCGCAATTCGTGCCGATTCCATTGCTGCTTCTACGTCGCGCGTATGCTTTTCAGTATCGCGCATAAAGTCATCCACACTTCGATACATTTCACCGATTGGCACATCGCGCTCCGGGCTGTTAAGCTCAGGGTTTGGACTTACCGATTCCAGTATGTCGAGCGCCGCGCCTGTGCCTGCGTGTTTTGCATCGACGTTATAGTCTCCGTCATAGAGAACGTCACGTACCGATTTGGAGAGAAACTCCATATTGTCATTTGCCATGTTTACTGCCCTCACAGTTTGTAATACAGCACTGCCGATTTATGCTGTGGTAACAGAGACAACCGCGATAATTCCCTCGGTATCTCCGTTAGTTCTTCGATCATCGTAATAACCTGATGAGTATTCGAGCACCGCAGATTTGATGCTCGTTGTAGCGCCGAAATCGTCGCTTACCTCACTCGTTAAATCAAGTGTTCGTAGTAGATATTCCACACGCGCGATGGAGTCGGTGACAATGCGCGTCATTGCTGCGTTTTGCGTGTCTCGTTTTGCGCTAAAGGAAAACCTAATACCAACCCTTGTTAGCATTTTGCGGTTGTTGTCTATCGTTAAATCCTCGTACTCGGTGAATGACAGCGCGCGCTCTTCAAACACATACAGATACACCGTAACGCGCTCTGTGCTGCGAGCAGAACCTTCGCTCCATGTGGTGACTACATCAAAACGATCATCGGCGCGGAGTGCGTCGTTTAATGTTTTTAAGATGAAGTCTTGTCTGTTCTGCTGCATGAATGAGTAACAAGAATGGATAGAGTGCGATCAGAACAATGAGCATCCGAAGTATTTTGCGGCACGTTCTATTCTGGTAATTCTTCGGGTTTAATACAGCCCGAAGAGTGAGCAGTAGTTCCTTACAGTGCCCGTAGTGCTGCATCAACAACCCTTTGTGCCATTGCGGGCATCTCATCTGCAACGAAGTCTTTAAGTGCTGGTCGTATGTATGGTCTTGCCGGTATCTGAGAACCACGACCCGCCGTGCCTCCATACTCGTGGATGCGGGCGTATGGTATTTCGCTCAGGTCGATAGCAAAGGTGAATGACCCGTCTGCATTTACGGTTGATGCGTTACCGCGACCGCCACGCACTAGAGCGCGCGTTAAATCACCGGTGAGCTTATACAGCTCGTTTGTTTTGTTTGGTTTATTGCGGAGAGTGCCAACTTTACTCTTGCCTTTGATGTGGCTTTTAATGGCTTTAGAAGACGAGCTTTCAAAGTTGTTCTTCGTGTGCATGTGCTCTAAGAAATACGGTTGCAATAGCTTATCAAACTTTTGCATCTGATCTTTCTTCTCACGAAGTAGAGCTTCTTTAAATCTCTCGATTGGATCCATTAGAAAAACCAAACCTTATACGGTGAGAGCAACTCCTGCACTTCACTTGTAACGTCTTTAATGGTGACAGTCTTCGTAACTCCGCCTTCGCTCGTGCTTGTGGAGCCTACGCCGATTGTCCCGCCTTTGGTGTTCTTATCTGATTTCTTAAACGCTGCCGAAACAAGGATTGCCGTTGCTTGCTGCACGTCATACGGCACATTGCTTGTAACAGTCTCGACGCGAGCTGTGCCGTTAGTGCCACCTGCTATCGCGAGGTCATCGCCCGTTTTGTAATTGCGCCCGCCTGCCGATACAGTGAGAGCGGTTAATGCACCTGCTGATGCTGTTGTTGTGAGAGTGCAACCTGTACCATCCCCTGCGGTTGTTGTGGCAACGGAGGTGCTTGATGTGTAGCCGCTACCTGATGCTGTTTTAATGACTTCACTTACGATGCCGCTTTTATAGCCTGCATTAAGTAGAAGCCTGTACTGCGGATAGACAAAACCTTGATCGTAGTAGATGCGCCCTTTGTGTACGACAGCGCCTGTTGCTGTTGTCCATGAGTCGGTTGGAAGTTCGCGGTACTGAAGCGATACAATTTCGATTGGTACAGTGTAACCGGTCGAGTACCATGTATGCCCCGTACATCCATCAAAGAGAATTTCTTTTGAAAGTACTTCATCAATTGGCTGGCGGCAGAACCCGTTAATTACTGCCGATGCCTGACGGATGTACCGCTCTATCGATGCGTCGTGCGAGTCATCGTTCTCGTCGATCTCGATCCAATCAGATTTTATTTCTTGTACAGTAAGTAGCATACGCGCTGATTAAAAAGAGGGGCAGGCTCCACACAGCCCACCCCTTTTGTGTCACAATTAGACAACTACTACTGCTGCTGCGCCGGATTCTGTGAGGGTGCGTACTGGTTCACCCTTTGAGAGTTCGCACGTTACGCTCATGATCGCGCCTGCTGTACCGTTACCAACGGTGATCAGAGGAACCAAATAGCGTTTGCGAGCCTGAGTGTTGATGATGAACTCATACACCTTACCGTTATCAGTTGCGCCCGGTAGTGATGTAGTGTTGCCGAAGATGTCGGTTCCGCTACTCAGTGTTGCGCCTGTTACGTCTGTTGGTGTAGAGCCGATTGTTCCTGTTTCTTGGATCTTGCACGCTGTTAGCGCGATGTCTGTTGATCCCAAGTGAACGCGGAATGTTGCAAGGTCGAAGCCTGCGCAATCGACCGTCGTCATTGATGGACTTGTATTGTTGGAGTAGCCGTTAGGTGACAGCACGCTCACAACTCTATGCCCTTGACCATTTGTCATTGGTTGTTCCTTTCGTTAATTATTATGAGTGTTTGATAGCAAGTGCTGCGACTGCTCCACCTGTGCGTGATGCTGCGGTGGTGTTGTAGTTACCCATGTCTGTAACCTTGATGTCCCAACGAGCCTTTGCCTTAACGCCAACCATGTCGCTGTACCAATCGGTATAGGTTGATTGTGTGTCGATTGCAATGCCCTGACGATCACCGAGGATTGCGCCCATTGACAGGTCGCCGTAGATGAGTGGGATAGTGTCGACTTCGGCTGATGCGCCTGATGTACTTGGCATGGAGTCAACGAACACAACCGGAATACCCTTCCAGTTTTGTGCTGTTCCGTTGGTTACTTCCGTCATCGTTGTGCCGCCGACTGCTGTCTTGAGGCGCTCGATAACCTGACCGTAGAAGTTTTGGTTACAGAAGTACACGCCCTTAAAGCCCGGGTATGCGCGGGTCTTGTAACGAAGACCGTCAATATCGCCAGCCACGAGTGAAGACCATGCAGCAGCAGAAGCGGTGTAGGTTGCGCCGCTATATGCTTTGTTGGAGTCTGTTGTCCATGTACCGCCGTTCTGACCGACAAGCCAGATTGGGTATTGGGTAAGACCGATGATGCCTGAGTATGTGCCCGATCCATCACCGATGAACGCACACTTATCGAGCATTTGCTCGAATGATACCGCAAGGTCTTTAGCGATTTCGTCGGCTATGTTAACCATAGCGTCGTCGTTAAGCTCTGCGCTATACTTCAGATACGCGCCGAACTTCTTAGCAACGAGGTTGATTTCGCGCCATGACATATCGGTTTGCGTAAAGGTCGATCCTTCACCGATAGCGAAGACGTTGCTGTGATTTTCTGACTTAGCGACTTTGCGTGTAGCCTTTGTCATCGGGCGCACATCAGCATACTTGCGGAATACACCGAACTGCTCGCGCAGGTTGATAACAGCTTGCTCGAATTCTACCGGCACGAGAACGCCACCTTGAAAGTCATTGCTTTCAGTTTGGTTTGATGCCTTAATGCGGATGCCGTTGCCCCACGCTTCTGTGTATTGCTTGGCGTTGTCGTTCATCCATGTGAGCGACTGTTCGTTGCCCATAGCAGCACGGATGAAGTGCGTTGAGAGTACTGCTTCTTGGTTGTTCTTGAAGTGCTTTGATTTACTGCGCGCGCCACTTGTAACCTGAGCGGTTTGTGACGTTGTTGTAGCGTTTGGCAAATCGTTAATGCGCTGCGCGCTCTTACGAGCGTCTGCGTCGAGTTGCTTTTGAAGTTCGATAGCTGCTTGCTTTTGTTCGATACGTGCTTCTGCTTCGCTCTTTTGGCGCTTGAGATCTTCGACTGTGCTAGCCAATGACTTTGCTTCTGCTACTTGCTCTTCTGTTGGAGCAGCAAGGTCAAGCAATGCCATCAGCGAATCGTTTGCAGCCTTCAGAGCTGCAATGATTTCGTCTAATGTTTTCATATTGTTCCTTCTAATTGTAGTTTCAGTTTGAGGAGTTGCATTTCGTTGATTGCGGACTTAGGCGCTGTGGCGTTTGCGATTAAATCGCGGATGGCTTTGCCTTCGCTTGAGGTGAGCATTGAGATTTCGTCCAGAGAATCGGCAATCCCTGAGAGCTGATCTACGTTCTGCTGCGAGAGCACGCGCCCTGCTTTTTCGCGGTATTCTTTGCGGTCTTTTACCCGACCGATTAACCGCTCTATGTCCTTAGCGGTCTCCGCTAAGTCATCTGAGAATGATAGGTTTGATTTAACTGACAGAACGGCCGTAGCGTCATTGGCTCCAATGAGCACCGGCGACCATTCATAGAGTTTGATTTTCGTTAGTTGAAATACACCATCAACCACTTGGTAGTCTTGCACGGAATAGCCGATGGAGAACTCATCAACTAGGCCGTTTTTTATTTTGAGGTATGCTTGCCATGAGTCGGTGATCTCAGGGTAGAATTGACCTTTGATATACAGCCCGCCATTGCTCTTAATTGAGTCAGGCAAGAGCGGATCAAAGGGCATCAGCTCGCGGGCTTCGATGGTGGTAGCGATTGGATCTTCCCAATCGTGCATCCACACGCCTTTAGGTAGCTTGGTTGCAAGGCTTTCGGCAAATGAACCCGGCATAACAACATCGCCGTAGCTGTCCACATTGCCGAATACTGATACAATGGCCTCTAGTGTACCGTCTTCGGATGCTGATGTGACTTTGAATGATACACTTTTGAACAGTTTTTCGTTCTTCTTTATGTCTGGCATTTCTTTTTGCGTCTCCGCTTGGTAAAAAGAAAAAGGGGCAACCGCTCAGTTAAGAGTAGTTGCCCCTTCATTTGTCCTAAAGTCTCCCGACCTTAGGCGTTACGGGTTATATTTTGTCTGCTATGACGGTCTTGACGCCAGTTTCAAGAGTTCATCAATGCGTTTTAATGTCTGTTCATCCTTGCACACATTGAGCATATTAAATATGCGCCTACGCAGGTTGCGTAGTTCGTGTATTTTCTCATGTGTGTTAACTAAGCCTTTGTTTTCAATGCGTGTAATCATTGGGCTTTTTGTTGTTTTACTCTTGCAAAATTACCAAGTATTTTAACGGCTGTGTTGGAATTATATCAACAGATTTATTTCTTGAGGCGCGATTTGCGAACCGCGATAGTAACGCACCTACAATTAACCGCATCTTTGCTTGGCAGCCCTCTGCCCGCAGGGTATGGGGTTTTGTGACCGTTTAAGGTAAACTCTCCATTGTCGTCTTCGGCCTGCCCGTCTGCCGCTAAATGCGCGCTGCGGGTTTTAGCATCCCGGCGCGATAACCATACCCTGACGATTTTCTTACCTTCGTCGGTGATGCGGCTATTAGCTTCTTTCCACACCTTGTCTTTCGTGCCTTCTGCCGTAGCCGTAGCCGTCGTGCGTCCGATAGCATCTGCCCTACTTGATTTAATGACCTCGAATTTTGCGCGGATAAGGTCGGCAAGTTCTGTTGAGCTTAGCTCAGGATTAGCCGCGATTAGTTCTTTGAGTTCATCGCGGATCGTGCCTACGCTTTCGCTTATCATATCCGTGCTAAGACTAAGCGAGTCCTGAAGCATATTATCGTAAGATGTACCGATCTCTTCTGTAAGACTTGCGTCCGACCATGCGGTTTGAATAATCACTTCTACTAATGCAAGGCGCGAGTCGTTTGTGCCGTTCTTAAACTCTTTGTACCATTTCTCCCAATCAAAGGGCGCTTTGCTTTGCGCTGATTTGTTGTAGGTAAGAAACGCCGTCTCAAGTCTTCCCGCTACTTTGGCGAAATCTTTGGCGATCTTCTTGCCGTGCTTTTCGTACTGCTTATCGTATGCTTTCCACAGCACGTTAGCTTCATCTTCGCTCATGCCCTCGATGAAGTCCGCGATGTCCGCGCCACCTTCGATCTTAAAGTGAAGTTCGGGTTCTGCTGCTGCGGTTGTTACTTGTGCTGAGTTCGGGTTGCTGAATGCGTCGCCGTTAGCGATTGGATCAAAGCCTATCATACCGCGCGCTTCGTTGCGGGTGATAATGCCTTTCTCGTATGCCACTACTGCTGTCGCTTGTTTGTCTTCTGGTGTTGGTTGCAGGCTTTGCAGGTAGCGCGTATCAAACTCAACATGAGTATCGAAATCAGGGCGCATACCAAGTTCGATCTGTTCTTCCCATAGATTCCATACCGGAATGCGGGTATAGGTCGTATAACCGCGCATTGCTTCGCGGTAATTGGAGTAGGTTTTATTCTCGCCTGATGTGTACACCTGCGCCACGATAGGATCAATGCGGTAAATGCTACATACCGCAGACTCGAATTTGCCCCAGAGCTTTTCGGATTCTAACTCGTCGAAGTTCATACCGATTTTCTTCACGTCCATTTCGGCAGGCAAGAACGCAACAGTATCGCGGGTTAGTTTCTGCCCGCGTTTAATGCCGAATTTCTCGTTCCACTGAGAGCGAATTGTCTCTGCTTGTACGGCGTCTAGCGCCTCTTTTGTCGTGATGACTGTGTTAGGCGTAGCGTGATTGCGAAGTGTGGAGTAAATAAGCTCATCAAGCGCGTTGCCTGCATCGATGCTGTTAGCAAGTACGCGGATAGGGGATAGAGACTTTAATGTGTTCTGCGGATCAGGAATAAGCCCGCGAATATGGATCACATCTTCTTTTGCAAGTGTTGTTTTCTCATTGCCGAACTTATAGAGGTACGAGTCTAAGGGTTGCGATATGCTACTGCCCGGCACGGGTGTTATCTGCGCGTCGCTAAAGACGTGGATCTCCGCAATGCGGCCTCGTCCGTCTCGCAATTTGTACAGGTACGCATTGCCGCTAATGCCTACATAGGTTGCAACGTATGACCAGAGTAGCGCGCCGCTCATCGTGCGGTTAGGCTGCGAGAAAAGAGCGGTAACGGGATCGTCATACATAAACTCATCTTTGGCGTTCACCGCCACTAGTGGCGCTTCTGCCAGCGTCGTTGCATAGGTCGCAATGCACGCCGCAACCGCAGGGTTGCTAAAGAGTCCGTTTTTAAGTAATGAATCAAAGCCAATAGCCAGCGAGCGGAACTGCTCATTTGGGCTGTATAGCGTTGAATTAACTAGTGAGCTAGGCAGCGCATCACCTGCTGCTTTTGCGCGTGATATTTCATAACCAAATAGTTTCAAAATATACCCATGAATCGTTTGAAGGTGAATGCGTAGCAGTACACTAATGCATCTGCGTAGTCTGGAGATTTAATGCCGCGTGCTTTAAGGTCTTCTTTGGACTCAATTTTTACCTTGCCGCTTTCGACGTACTTATACTGCACGATGGATAGCTCGTTGATTAGTGTCTGATGATTTGGTATGCTAATCAGTTCGTCCATCGGATATTGCCGTAGCCCGTTTTTATGCTCATACGTTCGCTGAAAGCGTCTACGAAGACTCCACCAATTCTCAGCGCGTTTGTTTATGAATCGCTCGGTGATATAAACATTGGGCAGGTCGTCGAACTTTATTTTTTCTGTTGGGGAGTCGGAACCATGAACGCCAATTGTCTCAAAGCCAAGATCAGTGGCAAGGTCGAACGTCGCCGCAACGCCTGAGCCTACGCCAACGCGGTCATACTTTAGCGTTTGCACTTTATCACGCCGCGCAAACTCTGTCGCTTTATGTGCGGTTTGTATGGTGTTTGACGTTTTCCATTTCTCGATAGAGAGAACCTTAGCTCCCGCGCGTGAGATATACACCGACGAATCAGCGCCACCATCGGCAACGTCTAAGCCTGCTTCAATAACAGAGCCGTAGTCCATTGGAAAGTCAACCGCAGCCATAATCCATTCTGATTTAATGACTGTGTTGGTGAGCGACGCCATTGCATTACGATCTACTTCTTGTGCGAATATGCTTGAGTCTGTTTCTTCTTTCTTGCGGTCATACCATTCTTGCGTCTTACGCGGATCGTCGCGCCAATCGAACACGAACACATCCACGCGACCTTCGTTGCGCTTCTGGAAAAACCGCGTGCCTACGCCGTTGTGTGTGCTAATCTCGATAACTGTATCGGTGTTCTGACTTAGCGCCGCTTCTACTCTGTCGTAGTGTTCTATATACGCTGCTTCATCTACAAAGAACACAGTAGTGCGACCGCCACGCCCGATGTCGTCTCCACCTTCGCCGATAACGGAACCTTCGCCATTCGTGATTCTGCAATACGCATCAGAGAAGTTTGGGTCTTGCAAGTACGAGGGCAACTGACGGTGCATGAATCGGATCTTCTCTAAAATGGAGTTCATATCCATCTTGCGATCCACTAAGTCGAGTTTACGGCTACCGAAGCCCGCAGAGAAACCGGGCTTGAATAACAAGCCGTGTAGTGCATACGCACAACTGAGCCACGTTATGCCCATGTCGCGTGACTTCTCGACTAAGCCTGATTTGCGGTTGCGTACTTTATCATCAATCCACAGCAGGTATTCGCGCTGCTTTGGAAAGAGTTTGAAATCAATGGTGGCTGATTTACCTTCCGCGAGCAAGCGCGGGTCGTATGTCTTGCAATAACGATCCACGAAATAGCAAATGTCCTTAGCACACTTCGGAGTCTCAACGCGACGAAGTGCCTCATCAACTTCCGCCAAGCTGAGGTTTGACAAAATGTCTTCTATTGTCAAGCTATTACTGGACAACGTCATCTTGACTGAATGTTGTACTTGTCTGCGTTGCTGCGATGATCTCACGAACGGTATGCAGTTGTTCCGGTGTGAGGCGCGATAGATCAATGCCGCTACTCATCTGCGCGTCTAACTTTGACTCTGTTTGGATTGGCGCATAAAACCCGCCTATTTTACAGATCTCAGCAATAGCGCGGATGTCACCTTCGACAGCCATCTCAACTAATCGCTCCATGATTTGCGCGGCTTTGGTTTTAAGCTCTGCCATCACTTCACCATCCGCGCCAACGCGCGACTGCTGCTCTAGAATCGGGATCAATTCTTGACGTAGCAGCACCATACGATGTGATCTTCCGCCCTTGCCTTTGGCAAACTGATTGCCTTTGGTGAAGCGACTGCCAACAGGCGGTGTATTTATTAAACCATTAGACGGCATCGAGTGCCTCCTTTAATCGTTTAATACGTTCTTTCTTTTGCTGCGCTCGCTCGAACAGTATAGCGTTACGCTGCTCGCATAGCGCCGCGTCTTTGTGGAACTGCTTTAACTCTTCTTCCGTTGCTTTGTACCAACGCTCGGTAGTTGTGCCACGCAAGAGCGACCAAATCTTATCGACCTTCAGCTCTTTCATTGGCTTAACTCTGCTGTTGTGCAATGCGTAATATCCTTTGCGGGTCGTGCGTTCAAACTTCAAATGACTTGAGTAGGCATACGAGTTGAGCGTCCGTGTGATCTTCGTAAAGACCAGTGGCTCTTCGCCACGCTTTAAGATCAACGTATCGCCAACTTCTAATGCAACGTATCGTGAATTGCGTGCTTTACTCATGCGTTGCTTTCTTAACCTCTAATTCAATACGTTTGGTAATCGATGCTTCGTTTTCTTTAATCACAAGCTGCGTGTTAAGTAGCATAATTGATTTGTCCCGGTCTGCTATGTCTTGGATGTAGCGCAGTTCCCTTTTGTGCAGCGATGATTTGCCGATGACGTTACCAAGAACGTATGCGATTAACGCTATAAAAAACACATCCCAATTCATCTGGCCTCCACAAATGCAAGTATTTTTGATTTACGTCTGATGTTACACGCGACGCTGTTGCGAAAATTTCCTTCTACGGTGTACACGCTTTCTTCTGCATCGTGCGTTACTCTAAAGACGTGACCGCTCCACTGCTTTCCAATAAGCTCTGCGCGTACTCCTTGGGATGAAGTAAAGCCGAGCGAACCCGCTTTAATCTTCGGGCTACTGTTTCCAATTCTTGGGCGAACAACACGTAACGGTACTCCGATACGGTTAGCGTAGCGTAATTGCTCGCAGCAGAGTCCTGTTTTGAGTAGTGGGTTTTTGTAGCCGTACGCATCTGCCGCCATATCCTCCATTGTCCACGCGAAAATCATACACCAGTTTTGCCCACGAAGACCGAAACGCCGTTCCCAAAAATCAATTAAGGGTGAACGGTTCGGCGTCACTTCTTTTGTGCCAACGTACCGCATTGACACTTCCACAGCACCGGCAGATAGTGGCGCGTTAACTGAGTGCGACAATAACTGCTGTACCGATAAGCACGGCAGCGATATAAGTACTAAGGCTGCGAGCGTCAGAGCTAATCTTTTCATTGACGTTGTAGTGTGTGCCGTTGTAGAAAATCTCGAACAAGGTAGCGAGCATCCAGAAAACCGACACGTTGAAGAGTTTGTTCCAAATCTTCACAGCGTCATCTTCTGATAAATGGAATGACAATAGCGCAAAGCCTGACAGCGCGATAAGAATAACGACCGATAGCCAGTGCTGTGCGAGCCAGTTGTTTTCAGTCTTCGGCGGTTCGTCGTTTAATTGCGAGAGAACGGCTGATAATTGTTCAGGGGTTAATTTCATGGTTATTGGTTCCAAATACCAAGTTTAATTTGAAGGTCTGTTAGTTCATCGAGTGAATACTTAGATGCAAAGAATAGCATTCCTTCGTCACTGTAATAGGAGTCATCCAATACACCAGCAGCGACGAGATGCTTAATGATTTTGAAAGATGCGCCGTTGCGTAGCCCGACTTTGCCTTTGCCGTCATTTCGCATAGCGTTTAACAGTGCGATGTTTGCTTGCTTTTGCAGTGTGGTTCTGTGTTCTGTGCCACTAGCTTTGTACTCAGCAATGACTTCGCTAATAATTCTGTCTAGCTCTTCTTCGCTCATACTACCATCCTATTAAAGTTTTCTGAAGATTCACACCGACATACGGCTTTACTCGTGCGATGCCGTCCACTTCCGCCACTCCGTAACCAACACCAACACCAAACGACCAGCCTTTGAGCATACTTTGTTCTTGCTCGTGCCTGACGTACACGGTGTCCTGATGTGGCTTGTAGTAGATGTCAAAGTTTGCCGATGGATAATGGAACGTCGCAGCTATGCGCGCTGCATCGCTCATCGTAAGTGTATCGCTGATAGCGGTGAAGTTGTTTGTGCTATCGCTCTTTAAGCTATCGGCGGACACGTACACTGTGTCACCTGCGACAACGCGGTACACCGTGCGGGTTTTAACGCGCTCTACTTCGACAGGACGATCCACTGTTAGCGTATCAATGCGCGTTGTCATAGTGTGGCTGCTGCACGACTTCGCGCCGACAAGTAATCCAAGTGCAAAGCCGATGAGAACGGCGATAAGGAATGAGGAAGAGTTCTTCATAAGAATATGTGGTCGCTTCGACCACATAGAATTGTTGTGTT